ACATGAATGGCACCTTACGTAGTTGGGTACACTACATTGAATTGCGTAGTGCCAATGGAACACAAAAGGAGCATATGGAAATAGCCAAGCAATGTGCAGTAGTAATAGCAGGTATTTTTCCATTGATTAATGCTATTAAAAATTAGAACTTGCAAAAAAACAAAATATAGGTTATAATAAAAACATGGCAACAGTATACACAGATGATTTACAGAAGTTATTCATAGAGTTTATGATAACTGACAGTGAGCTTTTTGTAAGAACAAGAAACATTATTAGTCCAACTTACTTTAGTAAAAAGTATTTTGATACAGTAGAAATGTTGATTGATCATGCTGACAAGTATAAGACACTGCCAACTATAGATCAGGTAAAAGCAAAATGTGAAATTGATCTTACTCCTGTACCAAATTTAGATGAAGCACAAAAAGATTGGTTCTTAGATGAGTTTGAAACTTTCTGTAGGCACAAGGCACTTGAAAAAGCAATCATTGAAAGTGCTGACTTGTTAGAAAGATCAGAGTATGGAACTGTTGAAGATAAAATTAAACAAGCAGTACGAATAGGATTAACTAAAGACTTGGGTATTGATTATTTTGAAGATCCAAGAGCTAGGTTAATGAGATTGAAAGACAGCAACGGACAAGTGAGTACAGGTTGGAAGTCCTTAGATAAAAAACTTTATGGAGGATTTAACAGAGGTGAGTTAAACATATTTGCAGGTAGTTCAGGTGCAGGTAAGAGTTTGTTCTTACAAAATATTGCAATGAACTTCTTAGAGTTAGGACAAAATGTCATTTACTTTACTTTTGAATTAAGTGAAGAATTGAGTGCAATGAGAGTTGACTCGATGACAACAGGTGTACCAACAAATGAGATATTCAAAAAGATCGACGAAGTTGAACTAGCAGTAAAACTAAAAAGACAGAAACAAGGTGGATCATTTCAGATCAAGTATATGCCTTCTGGATCCAATACCAATGATATTAGATCGTATGTAAAAGAATTTACAATACAGAAAGGTGTTGCACCAGATGTTGTTTTAGTAGATTATTTAGATTTGATGTTTCCTGTTAATAAAAAGATTTCGCCTACAGATATGTTTATCAAAGATAAATTTGTATCTGAAGAATTAAGGAACTTTGCAGTAGAACAACAGATAGTATTAGTGACAGCATCTCAGCTGAATAGAGGTGCTATTGAAGAAGTCGAATATGACCAAAGCCATATTGCAGGTGGTATTAGTAAGATTAATACTGCTGATAATTTGATTGGTATATTCACAAGCAGAGCAATGAGAGAACGTGGTAGGTATCAGATACAGTTAATTAAAACAAGATCTAGTGGTGGTGTAGGAAGTAAAATTGATCTAGCGTTTGATGTTGATAGATTAAGAATTACTGACTTAGATGAGGACGATGAAGGAGTCAATATAATGCCAGCTTCAGGCGAATCCATAGCACAAACACTTACAAAAAGAACTTCAACAGTAACAAATAAAACACCAGCTAGTGCGGTTGCCGAGAAGACAGAAATGGCTAAAGGCTTAAGAGATCTGCTAAAAGCACAGTCACAGCAGTTCGACGATTAGTATGATGTGTTTATTTTGCTGTTTTATGTAATAAATAATTAACATGAGAAAGCAAACACGTTCAATATTAGAAGAAATTAGTAAAGTAGTTCCAAGAACCGATGTGAATAATGTCGTGGAAACTAGGGCTAGTCATGTGATTACTTCAGCAATAAACATAACTAAAATGATATATGAGTCATATGATGAGAACGTTGCAGATGACCTTGTTAAAAGATTCGTAAATAGCATTAAAACACAAGACCCTAGAAAATTTGAACGTGGAATAAAAAAGTTGAACGAAGATGAAAGCAAATGAACTACTTAAAGAAGATCCAAATCTCCACCTAACACACCTAGAAGATTTAGCACTCTTCCAAGGCAAAGAAGGTGCATCAAAGGCCATTGAGTATTTGAACAATCTCGCAGAGTTGGCGAGCAGTGGTAGTAGCAAAAAATTTAATGGATTAACGATCAAGTGGGATGGAAGTCCTGCTATATTCTGTGGTAAAGATCCTGCAGATGGCAAGTTCTTTGTAGGTACAAAAGGTGTATTCAACAAAGATGCAAAGTTAAACAAAACATCAGAAGATATTGATGCCAACCATGCTGACACAGTACAAAAAGGTGAAACTAAAGATAAATCAGGATTGCGTACTAAATTAAAAATAGCATTGGCTGAATTATCTAAGTTAGGCATCGAAGGAGTATTACAAGGAGATTTACTTTTTACTTCAGGTGATCTTAAAACAATTTCTTACAAAGGTGAATCATATGTTGCTTTTAAGCCGAATACAATAACATATGCAGTTCCAGTCGGAAGTGAAACAGCAGAAAAAATGCAGAATGCATCAATAGGAGTAGTTTTCCATACGTCATATTCAGGAGAAAGTTTAGACAGCATGACTGCTAGTTTTGATGTCGATGTATCAAGATTACAAAAAACATCAAGCGTTTGGTTTGATGATGCTTACATAAAAGATTATACCGGTATTGTAAACTTAACAACTGGCGAGTTTCAAGCAATACAAAAAGCAATAGGTGAAGCTAGAAAACATTTACAACAAGCAGGAGATATATTCAGCTGGTTTGAGTCAACAGGAATTCCTGCTAAAAAGTTAAAAGAATTAATTCACGCCAATCATAACAACATGATTAGAGCTGGTGCTATAGAACAAGATCCTACATCATTTTTTAATAACTTTGCAAGTGATTATGAGCAAAGAATAGAAAAGGATATAGAAAAATTAAAAACTGGTAGAGAAGGTCCAGCTGGACAACGAAAATTAGTAGCACTGGAACAATGGAAGAAAGCCTACTTCGCAAACAAAAATAATATTCAATCATGGTACAGTCTATGGTTAAAGTTGACAGCAATCAAAAATACAATATATCAAAAACTAAAAAATATTAAAGCCATAGACGCTTTTGAAATAGAAGGTGATGAATATGTTGTAAGAGATCAAGAAGGATTTGTTGCAGTTGATAGAGTTGGCAAGGCTATAAAAATTGTTGACAGATTAGATTTTAGTAGAAAGAATTTTGCAAAAGAAGGACTTGAATTATCTTTTGTTAATACTATTACAGAAAGTAGGGCGTTTAGATCAAGACAGGATATAGGAAATTACACTGCAAACGATGTAGGCAATATCATATACGCTTATTTCTTAGGCCTAATATTGATGCATAACGAATTCAAATATAAAAGAATGTCTCAACAGTATGCTTCAAGAACAGGAAGTTATGGCAACTTTAATTTCTTTAGAAATAATGGAACAGATTTGTATTTGTTGATTCACAGTATTATGGGAACAGGATCAATAGTACAGTTTAAGAATGATGAATCAAGTAAAAGATACATCGATAGATTACAAGCCAATGCTATGTCCATGAGAGAGATGTTAAGCATTTTATCTAGAGATAGTCTTCCGGATTTAACAAGGACTCTGATGAGATTTGAAAGAGAATTGAAAGTAAATGAATCAATGTTAAAAAAAGTAAGACGACTAGTAACAGACTACGATAAATTAAAACAAAAAGAAAGACAAAACATAGTAATAAAAATTGAGCAATATCTAAGAGGTAGTGTGCCAAAAAGTGAACTTTATGGAATATTACAGTCGATGGCTAAAGAAAGACAGTTAAAAAATAGAGTTACTGTAAATCAAAAGAAACTACCTAAGAATGTTGCCGCTGGGGCAAAGAGATAATGTATTCATACAATTCTGCAAAACACAATTACCTACAGGTTGGCGATTCGTTAGAAGTATATAGTGTGTCTACAACACTTCCTTTAGATTACAAAGGCCCTGATGTGCAATCTGATAGTGAAAAAGACTTTGATCATTTAAAACAACTGATTGGAATATACGGAAAGATTTTATTTTTTACAGCACCAACTAAAGCTAAAGACAAGTTTGAGTTTAAATTTGGGGTGGAACAGCCGGATCTATTTGCACAAAACGGCGACTCTGTGGGTGTTTTAAAGAAAAGATTAGATAACCTAGTTATGTTTGCAGATACTATTTGCACACAAGGAGTAAATACTAATACTTGGATAACCAAGTTTTAGGGAGCAGAAGAAAATGGATAGAATACCACCGAAACCAGCTACAAAGGTATCACCTACTACAGATGCACTAGAGCATAGCAGTTTGGAAGTACACGTAGCATTAAGCCGTGAAAGGCACGAAGAAATTAATTCAAGATTTGACCGTGTTGAAGCTCATATGGATAAGTTAGAGACTAACATGGAAAAAGGTTTTGCAAAGATAGAAAAAATTATTATGTGGACAGCAGGAACAATGTTTTTCACATTAATGACTATTTTGCTAACAACAGTATTTGGAAAAGCACTATAATATGAAGATAGTTGAAGTAACAGGAACACCGCAAATATTTGGCAAGTATAAAAGCCAGGTAAAAAGAAGATACAGATGTACCACAGGTCCTAGAAAAGGAAGAATGGTGGCAGATCCGGCAACCTGTTCAGCTCCAATTAACATTAAGAAAAGAATGGACTTTAGAGCAACAAGAGCCAAGAAAAAAGGTATACAAGGTGCAAGAGCAGGATACACAAAGAAATATAACCCAACAAGTAAAATTGCTAAAAAATTGAACGTTGGCGTTAAAAAAACAAGAAGAAGTAGCCCAGTAAAGATTGGAAAGAAAAGAAGATAATATGTTTATAAGTGATCTAATTGGAATGGTTGAAACAAAAATGATATTTGGCCGTAAAGGTAAATCGGTTGTTAAGAAATATCGTTGTAGTTTTGGTCGTAAAAAAGGCAGGATTGTTTCAAACCCGAGCGTTTGTTCTGCTCCTTTAGATCTTAAAAAGCGTATGACTATGAAGAAAATGAAGGCACGTATGGGTGCTAGACTTCAAAGAAAAATTAAATTTACAAAGAAATTCAACCCCGCTTCGCGAAGAGTAGCGGCAATGAACAAGTCATTGAGAAGAAGATAATGTCTGATTTTAAAGAAAACATGGATAAAATGGTCAAAGACCTTAGTAAGAAAGAGCAATTAAGCAAACAGATAAGTGCGTTAATCAATAGAAGTGAAAAAGAAATTCTAGAAAAATTAACAAAATTGCGTCTTGGCGATTATTTTAACTTGATTTCTAGCGTAAGATCTAGTAATATAAAACAAATAGAGAAGATATTAAATTTTGAAAATGACACAAATAGCAAAAACACATAGAAATAAAGAATACCCAAAGTACAGTTCGGCAAAGTCTGCCTTGGAGCACTTTAGGTTAATTGGTACACTATTCAAGTATGATGGTATACCGGCCAGTTATCTACAGCACATTAAAGATGAGATTGTGCGTTTTGAAGAAGTAAAACAACAATCAAAACAAACAGCCATGAATTTAAAAAATGTGAAAGATAAGTTAGGTGAGCTGATCGAAAAAGCCGTTATTAACAACATGAATAACGAGTCGTTTGGCTTGTCATTAAAAACTACAAAAACACCTTCAGGAGTTGAAATTGACAAATATCACATAACCAAATATAAAGACAACAAGACTGGTGAAACAACATATGACGTAATGGAAGTAGAAACAGAGACATTACTTTATTATGATATTCATCTTTATGAGATCGCTTTTTTACTGACTGCAAACACAATGGAAGGTCATAATAAAAAGTCTAAAATCAACCAAGAGCTACTTAAAAACAACTTACAGTACTCACAATTAAAGCATTCTATTCGTGAAAACACTAGAAAACTTAACAGCGAAAATACTACTGATCTGGAGCAAGAAGCTATCAATCCTATTATAGATAGCTTGAAGAACCAGCTTTTAATGGTTAAACAGCTTGTTAACGCACAATACAAACACAGAATAAATGCCAAGAAAGCATAAATAAAATTGTTATGAAATTAAATGACCTACAATCTACATATGAAACCAAGATTTCTAGAATAAATCACTGGTTAGAAGAAACATATGGCTTCAAAGTATTTGATAAAATCGATGTTGAGAAGTTATTTCAAGTGAAAGCAGACTTAGACGCTCAAAGAGAGTCATTGAAAAATAGTCTTCCTTTCAACTCATACCATTCACACCCTGACTACACAAAGAATATATTATTATCAGAAGCGATAGTATTGATGATAGGCCAGGTACCTGATGAAGCTGTTGACCAAATGCAAAACGCAGATGGTGAAGACAGTCCGGTAGGTAGCGTTGACACAGATGTTCCTATGCCAGAGTCTAAAGAAAAAGAAGCTGTCAAAGAACAAGAAGATTTAGAAAAAGCTGAAACAGTTTTAGCAAGTCAACAAATGGTAGATGAGTTTCAACAGATAATTGAAGATTTAGGTAAAATGCAAAACGAGACGTTAGGTGCTCTAGTCGACAGAATGACTTATGAGTTTGGCGCAGATGCGGCCGCTAGTTTTAGCAACAACATGAATGCAACAATTCAAGGTTTGTTAGATGGTGCCAGAGAAGCCAAAGAGAAAGCACAGAACGAAGTATTAACACTACAAGGCGAACAACCAGCCTCTACTATGGATACTGATGCAGACGGTTCTATGGACACTGACATGGATACACCAAGTGATGATGACTCATTAGAATTAGATGAGCCAGCTTCAGGAGATGATTCAGCTTCAGGACCAGAAGATGAGCCACTTGGCCGAGCCAAGAAAGCATAATGCGTATCCAGGAAATCACAGAGAACTATTTTGATAAGTTGAGTGCAGACGCAACCAACCTTATCATGACGGCTTCTGCAAATGGTGAAAATGAGATAGACACACAGTCTATGGTTGATGAGCTAAATCAAATGGGTTATAGCGTGACACCACAGTCACTTGCAGGATTATTCAAAAATAATAAAATGGTTAAAAGCATAAATCCTCAGAAAATTACCCTAAATCAAGATAATAATTTGACACAATACGATAATGATGCTACAATGGATAATGCTAAAAAAGTTGCCAAGATGGCAAAGAAAACCATTGATAGAGATATTACGTAGTGTCATTACTTGTTGAAAAATTCCAATACACAAAATTAAAAAGAACAACAGTAGAAGGTAAAAGATTCTATGTTGGAGAGAACGGTAATGCTGTTCCGAGTGTAACAACTATACTTGGAGCAACCAAAGACATGACCGCTCTTAATGAATGGAAGCGTAGAGTTGGCAAAGCAGAGGCACAACGAATAGTTACAGAATCAGCAAACCTTGGAACAGTGACACACAGCCATTTAGAAAATTACATAACTGGCCAACCAAGGCCTACAGGTGGTAACATGGTTTATCAAGAAGCAAAAAAATTAAGTGACATCATTATTGATAAAGGGTTATCAAAGGTAGATGAAGTATGGGCGATAGAGCAAAACTTATGTTTGCCAAATTTGTATGCCGGAACGGCAGATATGGTGTGTGTATGGAATGGACAACCTGTAATAGGTGACTTTAAAACTTCTAGAAAAGTTAAAAAGAAAGAATGGATCGAAGAATATTTCATGCAGTGTGCCGCATATGCCCTAGCACACAACGAAGTATATGGCACTGATATAAATGCAGGGCTTATCTTTATAGTGTCGCACAGCGGTGAATACCAGCAATTCCTAGTGGAAAAAGCAGAATTTAGGAAGTATAACGATATGTGGCTTGACAAAGTAGAACAGTTTTATAAAATCGCTAAATAATACAGTTAAGGTATTTAAAATATGACAACAACATTTGTAAGACTTAAGAATCGTAGAGGAAACAAAGCTGATTTACCAAAGCCGTTAGCAGAAGGTGAATTGGGTTTTGCTACTGACACAAGAGAATTATACATAGGTGGTGGTAATCAAAGTTCAAAGAACCGTATGGTGCAAGTGAGCGACTACTTAAACTCACAAGCATCTACACAAAGCGACTTAGATAACAGAATTGTAACTTTTACATTAACAGGAACAGAAAACGTAACTGGTGATGGTGTTAACGCAAGGACTACTGATCTTAACGGTGGTACAACATTAACATTTCCAACATCAGGTAAGACTTCAACAGCAAACGTAACTGACTATCAAATTACAAAATTCAATGTAAATGGTATGCCAACAACAATGGCAACTGACACTTACACAGTGAGTACAGGATCACCTAACACACTAAGAATTGATTTTACAAGTAACAATATACCAGAAGCAAATTCTGTAGTGGTTGTTACTAAATGGACAGAGTCAGAAGTCATGAATGCTATATCAACTGCGGTTCCATCGATAACTTCAAATATAGCAGATGTAAACAATAATGTTTATGTTGACTATTCGACAGGAACTGGATTTATTGATATCACAGATGAACACACATATCTAGCCTTATCGGCACAGCCATCATCATCAACTTACACTGCCATTAACGCTGGGTCAACTATAAGACAGCAGAACAGTGGTGCTGAAGGTATATTAAAATATACAGTAACACCAGGAACAAGTCCAAATGTTTTTAGATTAAGAAATGTTACTGGAACATTTACGACTAATGCCGCTGATACTTTAAATGTTGTAGTAAGTGGATTAGGAATTAATTATAGTACAGGTGTATATCCTAGTACAGTTTATGATAATACAAGAACACAGATTGTAACAACTTTGAATACTCTTCCAGCAATAGGAACAGCAGGAGTAAATGCAAACTTGAACATCAGAGGAACAGTTGCTAATTTAAGTTATCCGTCATCATCACTTGCAGTAGACGGAAATTTATTGGTAGAAACAGACTCACCTAAACAAGCTGAGCTGATATCGAACTTTTTAAATGTGTCACAAGGTTCAGGATTAACTACCGTGGCAAATAATATTAGAGTATATACACAAGACTCTAAACCAGAATTCAACAACAATATCTATGTTGGATCCAACGCACTGTTAAAACAAACAATGAGTACATCGACAACAAACGCAGTTGTAACAAGTTTTGATCTTACTGAGTCAAACACGTTATTTGTCGAATACAGCTTTAAATTTGGTACAGCCTTTGCAATAGGACTTTTAAGAGTTATAAGTGATGGTACTAATGCTGACTTCATTGATGATAGAACAGAAACCAATCCTACAAACGATATAACTTTTAGTGCTGATGTAAATGCAGGCAAGATTAGATTACGTTATTCAAATGCTAGTTCTACTCAAAATGCAACTTTAAGTTATGTTTTAAAAAGATGGAGAACTGATTAAGTTATAGTTCCTGTTTATTCAGGAGTTATTACCATAATTACAGTTGTCCACCAGAAATCTTTTTATGAAAAAGGTTTGACACTTTTAGATTTTTAGTCTAAAATAAGCATATAAACTAAAGAAGAGCGAAAAATGAACAAGAAAGACGATTTGTATATCTTAAAGCGTGATGGTCGTAAAGAATTATTAGACATCAATAAAATTCATAAAATGACAGAAGCCGCTTGTGAAGGCTTAACCGGCGTATCGTCATCTCAAGTTGAAATGAATTCCGGACTACAATTTAGAGATGGAATGACAACTGATGAAATACAAGAGATTTTAATTAAGTCGGCTAACGATTTAATTGATCTTGAAAACCCAAACTATCAATATGTAGCGGCTAGATTACTACTATTCAGTTTACAGAAACACGTATTTGGAAAATTCATGCCAACAGAAGGTCATGTGCCTTTACGATATTTTGTTGCGACAAATATCGAACGTGGAGTATATGATAAAACAATCTTATCAAAATTTTCTGACGATGAATGGAATAAATTAAACAGCTATATTAGACACGAAAGAGATCTTAATTTCACTTTCGCAGGTTTACGTCAAGTAGTTGACAAGTATCTTGTACAAGACAGAAGTTCTGGTAAGATATTTGAA